GATAAATATCTATCTATATTATCTATAGTCACAGCGATATTAGATAGAGTTGTTAAATTTCCTGTAGCAGTATTAATTAATCTTAAATAATCTAAATAAATAGATTTACCGCCTGCGCTGTCAGTATTTGTAATACACATTAAGACGTTGGCAGTATCTGAAAATGATGTCTGAATGCCTTGAGCAATCCCTGTCCCTAAAGTTGGGTTCATAGCTTTAAAATATGAACCTTCTTCTGCTAGTGTGTATGAAGACAAATCTGCAGTAACAAGTTCGCCACGTTTTAATGTTCTTGGTTCAACGGGTGAGCCGTCTGCTTGAACTGGAGAATTAGATAATAAATTTTTAACTATTGCGTGTATTTTCATTTATACCCTTAACCAGTTAATATTAACTATCTCGTTAGGCACCAGCCCTGTCTGATCTGTCATTCCGTAACTTAAACAGCTAACTACTACTTCGAAGCTGCCATTTTGTATTCGAACAACATTAGCCAGAAACATAAGTCCTAGATCGTCCTGATCTAAGACCTGCCTTGAGACACTAACCATAATCTTATCTGTCGATAAAATACTTGAGTTAGTTATCGTCAATCTCTTAACTAAGAATTTGTCATTGAAAAGCTGAGATGTGGTCCCGAATTTTTGCTCAATAATAAAAACACGACTTTTTAGAGTATTGAACTCAGTCGCTATTCTTACTGCTAAATCTGAAACTCGAGATACTAAACTCATTAAACTAAAGCGCCTTCAAAAGTTGCCACTAGATCTGTAGTCGGGTCGCCGATCTGTGTTCTAGAATAAACTTGTAAATTATCTTGGGCCTGTTGTTGCTCTGTAGAAGATAAAGTTTGAGCTGCATCGAATCTTAATCTATATCCCAAAGCTGTGGTCAAAGCTGTAATACCAGATTGATCATTTTGAATTAAAACTGATAACTCTTGTAAAGTATCAAAAGCAGCACTTGCGCCGCCTAAAATTTCCGATTTTGCATCTGAAATTAACTGTAATATTTTATTAATTGAGTAAGTTTTATTAGCTGCAACGGTTAAAGAATCATTAATTTCACTAAAAGAAGATAAGGCACTATGAAGTTCGTTGATAGCATCTACTAAACTGTCTTTGTCAGTCGTTGCTAATGAAGCTAAATTGCCCTGTTTATTTCTTAAATCTTTGCATTCTGTACCGATTCTTACCGCTAAATTTTGTATTTGTGTTACTAAGCTCATTGTTTTCTCCTAAACTAATGCGTTGTTAAAAAGTAAAGTAAAATCAACCGATTCAAAGCTGTTTTTAAGGTCTATAACTTCTTCCATTGCGTGCGTGTGTATTTGATCAACCTTTTGATCTAGTTGGTCTTGAAGATTATATATTTCTGCAATTGTGTGGTTATGTGCTAAATCAGCTTTTGCTTCTAAAGCAGTGTTTAATGCTTGAACTGAAGCGGGCTTGGTAGGGTCATTTGTATTTAAATCATTTTCGACTGCTATTTCAGCTATCGGTCTTGGAGTATTTGTTTCGTCTTTAGTTGTAAAAATACCGTTTTCATTAAGAAACAAAACCAAACTATTCTCAGCTGGTGCAGGGACATCTGAAGAAAGGGTTTTTCTTAGCTTAATCATTAGCTAACAGTTCCGTTTACATACATTTTTGATTGCTTACAGATCATAGAAGTTCCAACGTCCCACGCTGAAAGCTGTACACCTATTTCGATAGGTATAGCTACTGCATTAGACTGAGTAAAAACTGGTAATGATGATTCTTGTCTTGATTGATAATTGGCGCCGTTTATTTTCGCATTAAAGCTACCGTCTGCAAAAAATTCTTCTGTCCCTAGTATTCTTTGAAAAGCTAAAGATATATCTAACGACCATGCTCTATTATCAGCCCATGAACCCGCAGGAGCCAATGCCATTATTAGTCTTTTTGTAGCTCCAACTTTCATATAAAAGTTGTAAGTTTTTGCAAGGGCACCGTTATTGTAAATACCTGACAAGTGAAAATCTAAACCTCTGGCAATTGTAGATAAAACACTATTTGCAGGAAGCGATGTTGTGAAAAAAGGATAATCAACTAAAGCACTATTTGCGACCGTGTTTTGATAAGTTGATTTTTCAGGCATAAAATACTTAATGGAATTAAGCGCAACACTAACCGCAGCCTGAGAAGGTGCTTTTGTGGTTTGTAATGGATTAATTAAATTTTGTACAACGCCTGTATCTAGAACGGTTTGAATACCGTCTATTTGAATAGTACCGCCAGCATCGATGATTAAGGTATCTGTTGTAATGTTCTCAATGTGTGAGGGTATTACAACTGTCTCAGCGGCTCTAATCCAAAATGTTGGAAAGTTTTCTTGTGACTCAGTTAGTTTTACTTCAGGAGTATTAGCATTAGTTGTTGCAAAGCCTGTAGGTTGTCCCATTTTTGTGACAATGGCATCAACTGTTGGCGGCTTAACTGCGCTTGGAGGAGTTAAAGCATTCTGTGCAGTTTGATTTATTAATGTTGTGTAATCTGCAGCTGATAAATAACCGTCTTGTGCTGTGGTTACTTGTGGAATTGATACAGTATTAAAACCGCCGTTGTAATTTAAAGGCGCATTAAATGCTGGAAGTGGTACGCTTAACGGCGGGCCTTCTGGTTTTACTTCAAATTCAGAAACCTGAATGTCAACTCTATCGCCAGCAACAAAAGAGCCTCTAGAATACACCGAACCAAATGCGACTTCACCAATAGCACCTGTAAACACAACAACGGTCATGCAATTTAGGTCTAAAGGGTTAGTGAATGTAACGAATTGATCTTGGCTGATCGGGCCAGCAGCTGTAAAGCTTAAGATCTGGCCCTTTTTCGATTCATTCCAACCACGATTTGGTATTATCGGCGATGACATTAAATACCTACTTCATTAGTTGTTTTACTGCGTCTTCAAAACTCAAAGTTGGGTTAGCATTAACTAATTCCTTAGCTGCTCTTGTAATGTCTTTGTGATCATTTTTATTAAATTGAATTACTGCGCCGCTAGCTTGTTCTCTAGTTAAAGACTCATCAATAGTAATCTTTTTGGCGTCTTCGAATTGCTTAATTAAAGCATCTACTTGCTCAACACTAAAGGTCATGTATTTAGTCAAAAGATCTTCGTCAACTGTCATGCCAGCTTTTGAAAACTTAGACTTTAATGACATTTTAACAGCTTCAGCTTGTTTAAGTTCTTCAGCTTTTTTGATTTCAGCTAATTCCGTTTCAAGTTTTACAATTTTGTCGTTAGCTTCTTTTAATGCTTGGCTTTCTTCTTGGTTTGGAACGTCTACCGTATTAGCACCTTCTGAAATCTCAACTGAAAAATTATATTTTCCGTCTACTAATTCAGCTTCAACTTCTTTGCCGCAAAACATGATTTTTTTTGTAACTTTCATTTTTTTATCCCCTTTATTAAAAACTTTAGCTGAAGTTTGAGAGTCTGCGCCCATTGAGCAAAAACTAACTTCATATATTTTATTCTTTCTAAATACCGTAACAGGGCCTTGAAACTGTCTTCCATTTACGAAAACAGTGCTGCCTTCTTGAATTTCTGTTATTTCTTGTGGCTGAATATAAACTGACATTTGCCAGTCAAAGCCCGCATCTGATAGCTCTATTACTTCACGCCCAGCCTCAGTAATATTAAAAACATCGCCTGATACGTTTAATTGATTATCTGCTATATCAATAGAACCAAAACCAGCTCTAGCTTTTGGGTCATGCTCTAGCAACATTGGCAGCTTTTCTGTGCCCTGCTCTGTTGATTCAAGATCAAAAACCACTCTAGACCAATACCAATGATTTGTTATCAGATCGCCTGAGTAGCCTACACCTTTAAATTTACGGTTTTTTTCGTTTTCAGTTTTAGAAAATTGATTCTTAAAAGAAAATAGATACTTATTTTCAGCCATAAGTTAAAACTCTTATGATTAAGCTGAGATTTTAAACTTTTATTTTGTTTACTTAAAAAACAAGACTTTTTAGAGTGCTATTCGTTCTCATCAGACCACTTATCCACGGCGCTATCTATTGAGCTGTTAAGCTGCTTAAGTTGCTTTGATGAAATAAAATCTGCGGAAGCTTCTTTTAAAAACTTAGGGAAGTCTGATAAACCTAAAGTTTTTTTACCTGATCTAAAGCCTTCATCTGGTAAAACTTTCGGTAAAGATATAGTTTCGCCGCCGTATTTTTGAAGATCGTCTTCGTTTAATGATATTGTGCCGCATCTGCAATTGTATCCGTTAGCTGGTAGCCACGTATCCCAGACAGGGTCATAAATTGGCCTAATTACTTGGTCCATAGCTACATGATTATGTCTAACCCTGTTATCATCAATGGCGGTATACATTATATAAGGCCTAGCGTCTTTGAACTCTTCGTACAGGTTCCATTGTTGAACATTAAAAGCTTTTCTAAACGATTGCTCGATACCTAATGATGTATAATAACTGACTGACTTACTGACCATTTCAATAGATTTTTCTTCTGATATATTTAAAAACTCTTCTTCTGAAAGGTTTTCAATCTTTGAATAAATGGCCTTTAATGACTGAACTTTTCTAATGGCGTTAACATACTCAGAGATCTTTTTAGTATCTTTTAAAAGGTTTTTTAAATCCTTTTCGTCAAATTTATCGCCTGATTTAACAACTTGGTTAATAAGCTGCTTTATTTTTTTTGGCTTACTTTTTATTTCTGCCATTTATTTTACCCATTAGTGCAGCTTGAAAAACTCCTGCGTGTAGGCTTTCTACAAAATCAGAGTCTTCTCGCTTAGAGGCTAATTCTTGCAAGCCTTTTAAACATTCGTCCTTAGACTTAGATGTTTTAATAACTTGCTGAACGGCGTACATGAATTTTTCATCATCGCTAGCCAAATTACCCAAGACATTATCTTGCAATTTAACTAGCTCTTTAGATTTTTTCTTAGCCTTAGCCACTTCGTCACTTTCACTAAAAGTAAAACTGTTTTGACTATTGTCTGCTGTTTCATTTAGCAATAGCTCAAAATCTTCTTCTTTCAGCTCATAATTATCTACGAAGTACTGTTTTTCAAATTTAATACCTATTTGACTCAGCGTTAAATCTCTTGCAGCTCTATCAATGCCTAGATCTTGTTCAGCTTCATACTTAAAGACAGGGATTTCGCCACTAAATTTATTAAGTTTGAATAAGGCCTTAATGACTTGATTAAAGAGCTTGGTCGCATAACGTGAGTCTGCCATAACCCTATCGTTTTTAACTTCATTGTGGACATTACCTAAAGCATTAGAGCCGCCGCCCTCATTACTACTAGTTAAAGTCTGTCCTAGTATTAACTTAGTAATGACTTTATTAATTACTTCATCAAGGGTCTGATAGCCGTTATTATTCGCCGCCTGTCCGTTTAACATCTCTATTTTGGTGCCTTCGTTTACGGCGATAACTCCACCGTCACGAGCATTTGATAAGGCTTCTTTTAATAGAGTAACGAATGATTTGCCGCTATCTGGGTCAATTCCCGCCATGGTTTCGCCAACGAAGAAAGGCTTTCCGTACTGGTCCAAATAATCTAGCCAAGACTTCCAGCCTTGAGTTTTGTATATAAAATAATACCATAATCTAGAATAAACAGCTTCGCCTCTAGGGTTATTATGCGTTTGATTTCTAACAACATAGAAAAACTTTCGTTCATCTAATGGATTATCAGTTTTATTAGTGCCTATATATCGAGGCGAAAATCTTAGCGTATTATCATTGTAAGGCAAAAACCAATCACTAGGCTTTTCAATAAACTGATTTAAAATAATCTTATTGTCTTCGATTTTATAAACCGCTTCAGCAACTCGGTAGCCTGTTTTTAGTGAGTTAAAAGATGTGTATAAGATCTTTTCAAAATGCTTTTCTATTTGTTCATAGATAAACTTATTTACTGTTACTTTGCCGCCCTCTAAGCGCCAAGGCTTTGAATAAAGCGTTTCAAAGCGTGTGTCTGTTGCTGTCATAATTTCAGGGTCTAAATAAAGCCTGTCTAATACGCCACGGCCACCGATTTTATTAACTATTTCGTCAGGGTCTTGAAAGGTCATTATGATATTAGTTAAAGCTTGTTCGGTAAAAAGAGATTTCTTCTCATCTGACTTAACCGCAAACACTTGAGACTTTTTTGAAAAATTAAATAGTTTCATTTTTTTATTTACCTTTCGTTTTGCCGAGATTTCAAGAAGCAAATTGAGGAGCTGATTTAGTAGCTAATATTGTTAAGCCCATTGTGGTTACGTCCACCATATCGTCATTCTTGCCGTTAGGAAAACTTAGAAGCTCGGCTATATAATCATCTAAGTGCTGCAATTCTTTGTTTATCTGAAAGTTACCCGCTTCGATAAAAGGAGTAACTAAATTAAGTCTAGCTACCTTATCACGCTCAACCTTTTTTAATATTATTCCAGTCATGTCTTTAGATAGGATTGAATACAAGGCAGAAGCGTTTGCAGCGTCCTCGACATATCTTCTAAATGCCATAGGGTGCTTTAAGCAAAAGCTTTTAAACTCGGTTAATGTGACAGAAAACTCACAACGCTTTCTAACTAAATCAACCAAAGTCATCATAGAACCAGCTTTGTGAAATAGACCGAAGACGTTATAATCGCTATCCTGCTCTCCTTTAAAAGCTAAATCGGCGACTATTATCTGCTCACCTACATTTAAATTAACCGTTTTAATGTCTACATACTTGAGCCAATTCTTTTTAATTATAGAGCCCTCTTCTGGCAATGGCTCTTGCTGATACATGGCTGCAAAGTCTCTAGTTCCTAAAATAACCTTCTGACTTTTTAGGTAATCAATATCATGTCTTTCAGGCCACAAAGCTTTACCGTTTTCGTCTATAGCTTTATATTTAACTTTTACATAATTTTTAAATTCTGGGTGAGTATCTAATCTGCATAAAATATCTTCTTCATGCCAACGTGTCCCGATACCTATAACTCTTAGCTGATCAGTACCACGAGTTAATAAGTCCCTAGTAACAAAACGCCAAGAGTTTTCTCGCTCAACTTCTGATCTGGCATCTTCAGCACCGCCAACAATATCGTCAAATAAAATTAGATCTGCTCGTATACCTGAAATACCAGAATTTTTTGAAACTATGACAAGCTGACCGCCGTTAATTGTATGAAACATAGTCTTTGAATCAGAGTCTTTTCTAATTCTTAGATTAAATACTCTTTGATAAATTTCGCTTTCAATTACTTTTCTTATCTCAATAGAAAAAATGCTGACTAGCTTAGGATTTCCAACGGCTATAACTATCTTCTTACTAGGGTTTTTGCCTAACCACCAGCAAGCATATAAAACCGTTGCTATAGTACTCTTAGAATGATCTGGCGGCATCGATAATAAAAGATTAAGGCCTGACTCTAAATGTTTAAAAATCTCTTTATGAAAATTAGGAATTATCCATTTAGGATTTAAGCCTTGAACAAAGCAATGAAAGCTTGAGGCCATAAGACTATAAAAAAACGAGTCTTTTAATTGGCTCAATTTACACTCGTCTGCTCACCTTTTTCAGCTTCTAAATAAGCTTGAGCAAGCTTAGCTTTTGTTTCTTCGTCTAGTATCTCAAATGTTTTATTAACTACTTCAGACTTATCAGATTGACCTAGCCACTGTTTGCCAAGCCATATTAATAAAGCAGAGTTGCCCTTTTCAGCAGCTTTGTACTGAAACCTTCTAAGACTTTGCCTGCCGTTACTCTGAGCCTCTTTTATAGTATCCGCAAAATGTCTTTCTAAAGTATCCACAGAACAACCTAAAACCTCTGACATCTCTTTATATGTACACATGATGCCAGCAAGACCACGCACTATATCTTCGTTGATTTCTTTGTGTGACTTATACTTCTTTTTCTTTGGTGCTTCATCGCTCATATTAATTTTGCTTTCTTGCCTGTTAATTTTTCCCACCTAGCGATTATCACATCTACGTAATGTGGATCTAACTCCATCATAAAACATTTACGGTTTGTTTTTTCGCAGGCTATTAGTGTTGAGCCAGAACCGCCGAATAGGTCTAAGACTGTTTTCGAGTCTTTGTCGTATTTTTCAAAGCAATATTCTGCTAAAGCTACTGGTTTTTGTGTTGGGTGAACTCTTTTTTCTTGTCTTTCGCTTGCCTTAATCAGACCTTTCCATAAATGCCTAAAAATCCTTACAGAATTGGCTTTGCTTTTTACCCAAGCTAGTTCAGCATCTGAGTTCATGTCTGACTGCTTATCCTCTACCCTTTTATCCCACACAAGCCAGTTGTTTTGCTGCGGAAGAGTGTGGCAGTAATAATTTGCGCCCCACCAAACTTGTGTTTTTATTTTTAGGTTTTCGCAAATATTAAAAGCATCGATTGCATATTGAATTGAGTCATCAATGAATGATTTGTAATTAACTCCTTTTTCCATAATGGAGTCTTTTCCAAATCTATTACCTCGCTCCCCTTTTTCGTTTATTCCGTAAGGTGGGTCTGTGTGAACAAAATCAATTTTTTCGTTATTTATTAAGGTTTCGACTTGGTTTTGATCTGTACTGCTTCCACACATCAGCCTGTGCTCGCCTAATTGATATATTTGGCCCAGCTTTGCTAATGGCTCGACATCATCTGGCACTTCGTCAGCATCTTTGTCTTCGTACTTTTCCAACGCCTCAACGCTAAAATTAGGAAGACCTAGCTTATCAGGGTCAAATGGGCCTAGCTCTGGCAGATCTTGATTTATTCCAGCCATATCAATTTCAGATTCTAAAGAAAGCGCATTATCAGATACTGCAAAAGTATATAAATCGTCTTCCGTTTCAAACTCTTGATAAACTACAGGGAACTCTTTTATTCCTGCCCTGATAGCGGCTAACTTACGACCATGACCTGCAGCTATTACTTTTCTTTTTGAGTCTACAATGATCGGGTGCCTAATCCCGTGGTGATCGTACATTCTAGATAAGCGTTCAATTTGACTCTGCGGGTGCTTGTTTCTGTTTTTCGAGTAATTCTTAATTTTCTTTGGGTCTAATAAAGCATCATATTTACAATGGATTTTCATAAGAAAACTCCAACTATAAAGGCAGCCAAATAGATGCCTAGAAATATGTATAAATCACGGCTAGGGCAAATCTGATGACTTCTTTTGTTTTTATATAGTGTTGATTTCATACTCTCGCCCTAGCCGTTAAAATCGTGACAATGTTTATTTGATTCTTTGCAAGTTTCACAAATACGCTGTATTTGCCTATTGTTAATAAATATAAATGTCTTTGGTCTTTCACACTTTAAACAAGTAGCTTTTCTTTTTTGACCTTTTGTATGTTTCCAAGTTTTACCAGTTGAACTCATAAAATCCCCTTCGGTAGTGTTGGCGGTGTATTTAGTTTTTCGTTAAGTTTTTTTAGTTGTTTTTGAAGTTCTAATATTTCAGCGGTTTGATTATTGATGCTTTCTTCTAACTTCTTATGATGTTCAATTACAGCACTGCTCAATAATTCAGGCTGATTGACTAGGTTTTCAAGTGTCTTGTTATATATTAGGCTAATGATTTTTCGGTCTTTAACTTTTTCTAATTCGAAGTGTTTGGCTATTTTTTTATAGCAATTTGTACTGTGGAACTTAACTGTTTTATCAGAAACGAAAAGCATATCTTCGATTTCTTTAACAGAATTTCCATTTAAAATAAGTTTAACGACCGTTCTTTCTCTCTTAGAAAGTCCAATCTGATTAACTATTAAATCAATATATTTTTCGAACATTAAAAACTTTCTGAGCATAGAAAGTGTTTATTTATTAATTCAGTACTGTTGTTTCTGAGATTTCAACTATTATTTTTAATTAAAGTAAAACCCATATTTTTATTATGGGTTTATTCTCATAAGATAATCTGGCTGTTATTGTAAGTTTGGTTTTCTAACTGTTACGTGAAAAATATTATTGTCGAATTCGAAATATAGCTCATTGTCGTTAATTATTTCTATAGTTGGCTTTCTGCCGTCCTCTGATTCTGTGGCCTCAAATACTTGCTTAATAAGATCTAGAAAGTCCAGCTCTGTAATCTGACTGGCATTTTCTAAAGGATATTTAAGACTCATTCAATATCTGTCTTAGGTTAACAAAACCTAGAAGTCTTAAGTTACCTCTGTCTTTTGTAATTGAGTTAGATTTAATATAAAACCCTTCTCCGTCTCTATCGCCCTTACTGTTTGTGTTGCCTTCTATAGAATTAAATAACTCTTCGGATATAATTGAACCCAAACAAAGACCAGCATGACCTTGTCTTTCGTTCTTAGTGTTTCGCCAAATTGCAATAGCGCCCTTTAAATTATGTTTACTAGCGTCTTCAGGCATAATCTTGTACTTATCTTCAACTTGGGCCCAGAAGTTTTGTGTGCTGCACATTTTACTAAGCTTTAGTTTGTGTTTTAAAATGCTTTCGGCTTCGTAAATAGAAAACTGAATAGCTGCCAAACAATATGCAGAACCCATTGGAAGGCCGCATCTGTGGTTAATCATGTCAATTTCATTACTTCTATTGGGTCCGTTGTTTTCGTATTTATTTAAAAATGAGTACATTACAGACTCTAGGATGTTTAAAAACTGCTCGGTTCTTTCTTCTTTTGTCATTAGTACGTAATTATCTAGCTGCTTAACTTCTTTTTTTTTGAAGATATTTAACAAATTTAACACATAAGCTCCTTTAAAAAAGGGCTTACTAGTATCCGTTCGGCCCTGTTATCTATGCTCTAGCTTTATTGCGTCTTGTTGTTTCTGAGATTTCAAGTAAAATTTATATTATTTTTGATATTTACAATTATGTATTTTTGCATAATTAATTTAAGGCATCTCTAACCGATCTCTTATAAGAATCAATAACATCATCAATTAAAATAACTCTGGACTGTTTAGGCCCACTTATTGTTATCTTTCCGCTATCCCAGTTTACAGAACATTTGACAGGGGTTCCAGTGTCTTTTTCGACAAGGGATTGAAAGCCTTTATCATTTAAAAGATTGTCTACGATTTCTTTTTTATTGGTTTTGATTAGTTTCATCACTTCCCCACACTTTCAAGTTCTAGGTCTAACTCCTTAACTCTTTTTTCGTACATACTGCTATTAATTCGCTCTGATATGGTACATTCGTATACCCATTTATCACGCTGGTATCTAAGCTTGTCGATAGAAACGACAAGCTCTTGCATACTTTTAGTCTGTTTCTTAACCATTTCTTCCATCTCCAAAGCCCACTTGATGATTGATTCGATGTGCAAATCTACTTCGTTTGCAAAATCTATTTGAGCTTTTAAATTAAAAACCTTGCTTGATTTCTCTCTCAACTCCAAAAGCCTAAGTGCTGTTTGTTTAATTTCGCTCATAATTCACCTAAATCTATATAGCGGTTAAATCTTCTATCATCGTCACAAATATATGTGAACGGTTCAGGCGGTATATAAGGATTCATTAGATCGTAATCTTTCAACCAAATAACAACGCCAAGCCAGCTTTTAGTTACTTCGACTAATTCACCAGTCTTTTTATCCATGAATACTCTAGGGTAGCTCATTCTCTCCCCATTCTCTTAACGCACTTTTTGCAGGTGACTTTAGAATTAACACTGGTGTATTTAAAATCAAAAACGTACTTCATAACGGTTCCGCATTTTGGATAAACAAAAATACTTTTATTTTTTAGCTTATGCACTACCTTGCTCATCTATGCTTCTGTTGGTTAAGTTGTTTGTCTTTGTCAACCAATACTATTTTTTCACCTGAATAAGTTAGCTCTACATATCCGTGCTTTTTTACAGACTCGAATATGTTTTGAAATTCGTCTCTCATATAATCTAATTTTTTAAGGAGTCTTTGTTTTTCAAAACCTAGAAGTTCAATTTGATCTCGCATTTGTTCTTCTCGATCAAATGATTCTGGTACTTTTACGTTAATATGTGTCATCTCTGCCCCTTATCCAGTTGTTCTAAAACTTTTTCGGCATATAAACCATTTTCAACCCTATAATA